TTACAACTGCAGGTGCTGTAGTTGGTTATGGTGTAACTCAAGCAATTAGTTCAGTTCTTCCTGGTGCTGGTTCAACTTCAGTTTTAGATGGTCATCTCAAGGGAATTATTACTGAAATTGGTGCTGGAACTCTTGGAGTAAAAGTTTTAAGTCAAGTTTCTGCCGCTGGAACTGAAACAGTAGTTGATTATCAGCAAGGTGGAGTTTATGCATTCGGAACCACAGGTAATCTGACTATCAGAACCTCTGCTTCAGTTGGAGTTGCAACTATTGCAGTATCTTCCAAATTAGATTGGTTCGATCAACAAACAGTTGGATTAACAACATCATCAACAATTTCTTGGAATAATATTGCTCCAAGACCTGGAACTTCAGCATTCGCTGCTGCAAGAAACGCAAGATTTGATGAGGTTCACATTGTAGTTATCGATTCTCTTGGAAATGTAACTGGAAATGCTGGAACTATTCTTGAAAAGCATTTAAGTCTTTCTAAAGCAACTGATGCAGAATTCTCCGCAGGAAGCCCTGCATACTGGAGAAAGTATATTGCAACTAACTCACAATATATCTTTGCTGGTGGAGCACCTGCAGGTATTGTAACGACAGGATTTAGTTCTGGATTTACTCCATCAACTGATGTAGGTTGGGATCAACCAGCAGATGGAATTAATTTTGCCGCTACTGGATCTTCAACTAATGCGTTAGATGGTGGTAAAAATTATGATGGTGGAACAAATATTGCAACATCTGGGGCACTTACTTCATCTCTCACAAAACTTTCAGCAGGTTATGATTTGTTTGAAAGCACAGAAAATTTCCAGGTAGATTTTCTACTAATGGGTTCTGCTGGATATGCAAAAGAAACTGCACAAGCACTTGCAAATAAACTGATTTCTGTCGCTGAGTTGAGAAAAGATGCACTCGCATTCATCTCACCATATAGAGGTGCTGCTCTCACTGATACCTCATCACAAACTGCAGTAACAGTCAATTCGGCAGCAGATATTACTGATAATGTAATTAGTTTCTATGCTCCCATCACATCTTCGTCTTATGCGGTCTTTGATAGTGGTTATAAGTATATGTACGATAGATTTGCAAATACCTTCAGATATGTTCCTCTAAACGGTGATATTGCGGGTCTTTGCGCTCGTAACGATATCAATAACTTCCCCTGGTATTCACCTGCTGGAACCTCAAGAGGTGCTATCCTGAATGCTGTAAAACTGTCTTACAATCCAACTAAGACTCAAAGAGACCGTCTCTTTTCAAGCAGAATCAATCCAGTCATCTTCTCGCCTGGTGCAGGAATCATTCTGTTCGGTGATAAGACTGGATATGCTAAGGCATCAGCATTTGATAGAATTAACATTCGTCGTCTGTTTGTCTATCTTGAGAATGCAATTTCTCAGGCAGCAAAAGATCAACTCTTCGAATTCAACGATGAACTTACAAGAACCAACTTTGTAAATACGATTGAACCATTCCTTCGTGATGTTCAAGCAAAGAGAGGTATTTTTGATTATGTTGTAGTTTGTGATGAAACAAACAACACTGCTGCTGTGATAGATAATAATGAATTTGTTGCTGACATTTATATCAAACCTGCAAGATCAATCAACTTCATTGGTCTTACCTTTGTTGCCACCAAGACTGGTGTTGATTTTGAAGAAGTAATCGGAAACTTTTAATTTAGAGGTTTAAACAATTATGGCAACCAGACAACAACTAAATCCACCTCCTTTAAGGAAGATTACCGACTTCAAGAGCAAACTGTCGGGTGGTGGCACCAGAAGCAATTTATTTGAAGTTGTTCTTTCTTTCCCAGACGTAGCTCCTACAGACGTTAATACTCTTGATAAATCAAGATTGCTCGTCAAGTCTGCTGCACTCCCAGCATCGAATGTAACTCCTCTCGAAGTTTCTTTTAGAGGAAGAACTCTGAAGTTGGCAGGAGACCGTACTTTCGAATCTTGGACAATCGGTGTTCTGAACGATACTGATTTTGCAATCCGTTCCGCATTTGAGAATTGGATGAACAAAATCAACAGAGTTTCTGATAACACTGGTGAAACCGATCCAGCAGCATATACGGCAGATGCATTTGTCTATCAGTTAGACCGTGATGGATCTACTCTAAGAGCATATCATTTCTATGATATCTTCCCAACAAGCATCAGTAATATTGCTCTCGACTACGGAACTGATTCAATTCAAGAGTTTACTGTAGAAATGCAAGTCCTCTGGTGGGAAGCTATGAAGGGCACATCAGAAAAAGCTGGTGGTGAAGATATTAACTAAATAGTAAAATAACAGTTTAAATTTATAAAATGGCGAAACTTTTTGGTTTTTCGATTGAGGATAACGAAAAAAAATCCAAATCTATAGTTTCCCCCGTACCTCCTAACAACGAGGACGGGGTTGATTATTATATTCAATCGGGNTTTTATGGGCAGTATGTAGATATTGAAGGTGTCTACAGAACTGAATATGATTTGATTCGCAGATATCGTGAGATGTCTCTTCATCCAGAATGTGATTCTGCGATTGAAGATATCGTCAATGAAGCAATTGTAAGCGATCTTTACGATTCTCCGGTAGAAATTGAATTATCAAATTTAAATGCTAGTGATAAGTTAAAGCAAATTATTAGAGACGAATTTAAATATATTAAAGAAATTATGGACTTCGATAAGAAGTGCCACGAAATCTTCAGAAATTGGTATGTAGATGGTCGTGTTTTCTATCTTAAAGTCATTGATATAAAGAAACCTGAGGAAGGAATCAAGGAACTCAGGTACATTGATCCGATGAAGATGAAGCATGTTCGTCAAGAGAAAAAGGCAGATCCAAATGACCGAAATTCTCTTTTGACTAATAGAACTATTATGAGTGGGAACTTCAGTAATGAGCAAACTAACTTCCCAGAAATTGAAGAGTATTTCATTTATAGTCCAACTCCAAATTATCCATCAGGGACAATCTCTGGTTCGGCAAAAGGTGGAGTAAAGATTGCTAAAGATTCCATCACATATTGCACATCAGGATTAATCGACAGAAATAAAGGAACAGTTTTATCATATCTTCATAAAGCAATCAAGGCACTCAATCAACTTCGTATGATTGAGGATTCTCTAGTAATTTATAGACTATCAAGAGCACCTGAAAGAAGAATCTTTTATATTGATGTGGGCAACCTTCCTAAGGTAAAAGCGGAGCAATATCTTAAGGATGTTATGAGTCGTTATCGTAACAAGCTTGTGTATGATGCAAACACAGGTGAAGTTCGTGATGACCGCAAGTTTATGAGTATGCTTGAGGATTTCTGGTTACCTCGCCGTGAAGGTGGTCGTGGTACAGAAATCACAACTCTTCCTGGCGGTCAGAATCTTGGCGAACTTTCGGATATTGAATATTTTCAAAAGAAACTTTACAGAGCACTCGCAGTTCCCGAAACTAGAATTGCTGGTGGAGGAGATGGATTCAATCTTGGTCGTTCATCAGAAATTTTAAGAGATGAACTGAAGTTCTCCAAATTTGTAGGACGCCTAAGAAAGCGTTTTGCAAATATGTTCAATGACTTACTTCGCACTCAACTTCTTCTGAAGAATATTGTATCCCCAGAAGATTGGGATAGAATGAGTGATCATATTCAGTATGATTTCTTATATGACAATCATTTTGCAGAACTTAAAGAATCCGAACTGATTACCAATCGTTTGACTTTAATGACTCAAATGGAACCTTATATCGGTAAATATTACTCTACCGAGTATGTTCGCAAAAAAATTCTTCGTCAAACTGATTCTGAAATTATTGAAATTGATGAACAGATTGAGGATGAGATTCAAAAAGGTATTCTTCCAGACCCTAATGCCCCAGTAGATGAGATGGGTAATCCAATTCCAGAAGGAGAAGCAGCACCTATGGCAGCAGAGCAACCTGCGATGGGAGAAGTTCCAATGGAACCAGCAGCACCTGAAATTCCAGAAGAGCCCAAAGGTGGGAAGATATAAATAATCTTATAATAATAAAACAATTTTATGGAAGAACTTATCGATTTGATTGCGACTGATAGTTCCCCTGCGGATATTTCTAGTAGGATTAAAGAACTTCTCTATACAAAAGCGGCACAAAGAGTAGATGATGCTCGTCCTTATGTCGCTTCAGCAATGTTTAATGATGAAATTGAAAATGAAGTTGATGATGAAGAATCCACCGAGGACGACGAATAATGGCAACAAAAATTATTCAGGATACACAAATTCCAAGGCTAGCACCATCTGTTGGTGTTGCTGCGACTAGTGTTCCTATTGCACTTAAGACTGGATATTTGAGAATTACTATTGGTTCAACCACTGGAAGTTCTGGTGGATATATTGCTATTGGAACAAATCCAGTGGCAACGCAAGATAATTTTCATATCACTTCTTATAGCACAGACATTATCAAGGAAACTCTGAGAAGACAAAGAATTGTTGGAGTAACTACAGGAACAACTACTACAGTTATATTTGATAACAATGCTAGTAATCCATTCCTTCCTACAGATTATGTGACGATTGAAAATGCTCCCACAGCGGGTATTAATACTACACACAATTCAATTGTGTCGATGACTGATTCTTCAGTAACAATTAACTTCAACAGTTCAGCACTTAGTAGTGTTGCAGTTACTGGAGCAACATTGGCTAAAAGTGTAAGAGTATCTTGCATTACTTATGAACCAGATACTTTCTTCAATATTGCAGAAGTTGTCACCCTAGCAGCAGAATAAAAAAATGAAACTCATCACAGAAGAAATTCAAAAAGTAGAATTTATTACAGAAGGTAAAGGTGCCGATAAGAAAATGTTTATTGAAGGTATTTTCCTTCAAGGAGACATTTGCAACCGTAATGGGAGAATGTATCCAATGCAAACTCTTGCAAAAGAGGTAAGCAGATATAATGAAGCATTTGTTTCTAAGGGTCGTGCTCTTGGAGAACTTGGTCACCCTGATGGTCCAACTGTAAATCTTGACCGTGTTTCTCACAAGATTGTTTCTCTTGAGCAAGATGGAACAAACTTCAGAGGTAAAGCACAACTTCTTGAAACTCCAATGGG